TGGGAGTGAACGCTGCTGCTACCGCAGTTTCAGAACTGGCAAAAGGTATTACAGGAGATAACATTTCATCTGGAGATGTTTTTGCTAGTGTTGGGGGAGTAATTAGAAACCCCAATGTAGAACTATTATTCCAGTCAATGTCTCTAAGAACTTTTGATTTGACTTTTAGGATGTCTCCATATTATCAGGAGGAAACAAAAATTATTGAAGACATAATAAAAGAATTCAAACGAGCAATGCTACCAAGTTATGGAGCAGGTCCTGAAGGTGTATTTGGTATCAAAAATAGTGCTATTGGTTCATCCTTTATAAAAGTTCCAAAGTTATGTCTAGTGCAATACATGAGAGGATCAGATCCACACCCGCATTTACCACAATATAAACTGTGTGCTATTACAGATATGAATGTAAATTTCACACCAGATAATAACTATTCAACGTTTTCAGGTGGCGGACCAGTATCATATGAATTGAAATTAAACTTCATGGAAACAAAACTAGTCTTTTCAGAAGACTGGACTGCTTCTGTTGTTTAGGAGGATTATTCTAATGTATTTTTCACTCATACCAAACATCTCATATGATGAGAAACCAATTAGTTATCCTTTCTCTGAGTCGGACTATGTGACTGCAAAGAATTTCTTTCGTAGATACAAATTGAATGATGATGTCTTTTCTAACTCCATCTTCTTTACAAAGTATGCTATTATAGATGGAGAACGTCCTGATCAAGTAGCAAATAAAGCATATGGTGATCCATTCTATGACTGGGTTATCATCCTGTCAAATAATATGACTAACGTTCAGTATGATTGGCCAAAAACTACGTATGAATTGTCAAAAATTCTAGAGAGTGAATATGACAATGCATACGGAACTATTCATCACTATGAAATTAAAGAAGACATTGGACAATTTAGAACTGGTGTACGTGTAGATCAGACTTTCTACAACGGAACACATAAACTAAACATCAATGGTAGTATAGAAACAAAAAATGGTAACGAGATTGCAACTCCCGTTACCATTGCTGAGTGGTTGACTAATGAGAATGAAAAGAAAAGAGAAATCTATCTCCTCAAACCAAGATATTTTCAACAGTTTGTAAATGATTTCAGAAAGAAAAATCTTTACAAAAAATCTGGAGATTATATTAACCAGAGACTAAAGAAAACTGGATGACTTTTTCGGGCAAAAATTTGCCCGAATTTTTTTTCCAGATTTATGGAATCAGTCTTCCAAATTTGAAATGATACGCTTACACTGCTTCAAGTTTTTCTTGCAGTAGTTGTGAACGTAACTGTCAGTATCAACACTCATAGTATAGTGGGCGTGGGTGTGAAGTCCCTGAACTAAGATCAGGAACCCCACGACCAACAAGTTGAACTGAGTAACTGGGTGAAGTAATACCTTCAGGTATTTTTTCATCGTCCGAACTTACGATCCATGCGAAGTTTTACATAATACATTCCGATGACCCAGAGGGAGAACAATGCTCCCTCAGCATAGGTCATAGAGTTCCAAGCGTGAACTGCTTCTCCCATCAGTCTTCTTCAGCAAGGCGAGCGAAGTAAGACAGGGCATCGTCATCATCAACGACTGCCTCTTCCTTGACAGGAGAGGGAGCACTCATTTGCTGACGGAACGAGGAAGGTTCGGGAGCAGCGACAGGCTCATACTCTTCATCATCAACGGTAGGAACGGCAGCACGTTGGGCGATACCGAGCACCATGTTCAGACGACGCTCAAGATCCTCGTAGGACTTGAACTGATCCTTGTTAGTGAATGCCTCAAGCGAGTGCTCGGACTTCCAGATGCCTTCCAGTTCAGTGTCATCTGCACTGAGAGCAGAGACAGAATCAAACTCAGAAGAATCATAGTTCCAGTAACCTGCAACCTTCTTGATCTTCAGTTTGAAGTTAGCACCTTCCCAAAGATCAAAGACGTTCACAGGCGTCTCGTCTTGGAACTCAGGTTGCATGGCAGCAAGGATCTTGTCATGGATCTTCTTACCATACTTGTAGAGGAACACCTTGCCCTCGTTCTCAGGGTGCTTAGGATCCTTCACGACATAGATGTTGCTGTAATACTGGAGCTTACGCTTCTGCTTACGAGCAGTCTCTTTGTCTTCATCACTACCGCTGTTCCAGAGACGGCGGTTGACTTCACCAACGGGATCCTTCTCGTTGAGAGTGGTCAGAGAGTTTTCGATGTACCAACCGCCAGGACCTTGGAAGGCGTGGGAATACACCTTCGCCCAGGGGATGGTCTCACCATCAGGGGCGGGGAGGAAACGGATAACAGCATACCCGTTGCCAGAAGCGTCAACCTCTGGTTTCCAGAAACGATCATCAGTATTCTTACCACTGGATGACTTTTCAAGTTCCTTCTGGAGGAAGTCGAAATTGTTCTGGGATTTACGCTTCAGATCTGCAAAAGACATTGGATTACCTCGGATTAGTTTGGATTTGGTTTGTGTGATGCCCTATCACTCAGTCATTATAACAGGCACAGCGTCGGGCGTCAATCCGCTGTGCCACTTTGCAGTTTGTCCTTCATGAACTGGACTTTCTGCAGCAGTTCGTCGAACATCTCTTCGACTGTGGTGCCTGGGGTGGCACCAAGCATAATAATACCCTGCTTCATGGTCTCTAGGACAGAGACTGCTTCAGGATCGTCACTCAACTTAATACGGAAGTAAAAAGTTTTCTGCTTTTCAATCAACAGTTCAAGTTTTTCAAAGTAATCTAGCTTCCTCTCGTCATCGAGAAGAACAAAATTCATAGCAGATCTAAAACAAAACTGTTGAAGATCCATCATCTCTTGGATGTCACCGCGAATGATATCTGATTGAAAGAAACTCATACTTCTTTATCCTTATACTTATAAAACTTCTTTAGATCATACCCAAATTTATTTGGATGCATGACTGGTTCTTTTCCTTTGATATTATTATACAAAATTTTCATAATGTCAAAGTAATACCAGTGGTGTGGAGCAAGATATTGTGGAGATGCACAGACATATATGTAATCAAACTTATAGGTATCAAATTTTAGTTGTTCTTTTAAAAAAGAATTATAATTCCAGTTCATTTGAACTACATTGTTATCCAAAGGTGTAGAGTTTTTATTTCCAACCCAAGTATAACTGGAAAGATTTTTATTCTTCACCAACCATAGCACCCAATCAGCCTGAGAAACAATATCATATTCAATAACTTCTTTATATTGTTCGTCAACATAACATATGTCATGGTGTTGATCAATATTGACAATGTTTATGTGCTCATCTACATCTTGCAAGTCATAAAGAATACTGTCATGCTCATATCCAAAGGCAACTTTGTTACACTCAGGAAGTGCTTTTGTATACACATCAAGAATATACAACCAGTTGTCTATGTTTATTTTGAAATGATCTTCATCATAATAGGTATTGCTATAGAACTCTCCCCATCTTTTATTAGTAAAGTCATTACTATAAACACTGTCTACAAGTCTTGAATACTTGTCAGTTATATAATCCAAGTCAATAGTGAGGACGTTCATACAAGCATAAGTTTTGCACGACTAGTCTTCTTCATGAAGTTGAGTTGCTGTGCCTCATGACGGAGTTTTTCCTTCAGAGGTTTGCTAATCAATTTGTTCACACTATCTAGTTCAATTTCATTCAACTCACAGTAGTGGATAACCGAATCAATATAATTCATATCAGGATTGTGCAATGCAATCTTCTCCACTTCCTGCGAGAACCTCGCAGCGGTCATAAACTTATCCTCTAATAATTGTTTTTTCTCCATATCGTTCCTGGTATTCGTCGATGTAACTCATTAATTTCATAAAGAATTCTTTCTTAGGTGGAAGCACCTTGACTTGAGTCTCTCCGTTTTCACAAGCAACGATAGTCACGAGTTGCTTAACACTCAACCCGTAATTTTCTTGAAGCATACATGCGTATGCAGTTTCCTGAACGAAGTAGTCATAAAGATATTTTTCACGCTTGGGTTCTGCTGCTGTCTTAAAATCAATGATAGACAGCACTCCATCGAACTCAGCGATACAATCTACACGCCCTGCTAACTCCAAATGTTTGGAGTAGAGTGCTGCTTCCTGTAAGTAAATATTATTTATGTGGTCTAAAATATCCCTAGAATGCTGGAACATTAGAACAGGAAGCGGGAACTTACTATACTTCTTTAGGTCAAGATTGTTATTGAAGTAATCTTCAACGATAGAGTGATACTTTGTTCCTCTACTAGTAGAACGATTGGAGATAGCATTTGCTTTCTCTTCACCAACACGGGCTCGCCACCTGGCGATGCCCTTCATCTTTTCTTTGTTGTTGCTAATCACAGTGGTGACAGATGGAAACTTATCTCCTGTTGGTGTTAGATAAAGACGCTTGCCATCCACCATTTCAGCAGACATTTCAATAGGATCTAGTCCCACATGATTAAACAACTTCATAGACCCAGATTGATTTTGTTGATGATATAAGATTTGACAAGACCAGAACGAACGATGTCCTCAATACCAAATTCAACCAGCGAGAACTCATCCATGTTCTGTAGGATGCGTTGGAAGTCCAGGATACCTGAACGCTCACTGATCTTTTGTAGGTCAGTCTGAGCAGCATCACCACAGAAGATGATCTTGCTGTCCTGTCCAACACGAGTGATAATACTATCCAGTTCGTGGAAGTTCAAGTTCTGACACTCGTCAATGATAACAATACAATTATCAAGAGTGGTGCCACGAATGAAACTGGTAGACCAGAACGAGATAGTTTCTTGTGCCTTGAGATTATCATAGAGCATCTCAAAACTATTGTCATCAGGCATCTCAAACATGGACTGAACCATGTTCTTGTATGGTATCTGATAGAGAGAAGACTTATCTTCATGGTCGCCAGGAAGGAAACCAATCTCCCGAGTAGCAACCAGGGAGCGAACGATATAAACTTTCTCGTAAGGAGTATACTCATTGAGTACATCCTTTAGTGCCTTATAGAGAGCAACAAACGTCTTACCAGTTCCTGCTACACCATAGGCATAGATCATCTGTCCCTTGTCCCACTCATCAAACATGATCTGTTGATTATGAGTGAGAGGTTCGATGGGAATCATGTATGCCTCATCGATAGGCTTGCGGCGCTTCTTTTGTTTCGCAGTCATACCTTGTCCAGGTGCTTTTGTAGTCTTCTTTCTTGGTGGCATAAGTTTAACGATACTTGTCGGTAATAGTTCTGTTGTTTTTGACCTTTGCTTGAGGAACAATCTTGTTCTTCATAATGTCTGTCCATCCAGGATGAGTTTTGCTCATCTTGTCTCTCCAGTCACCAACCTCTCCAGAGGAAGGACAAGTAGATGGATCACTCCAATCTCTAGTCCAGTCTGGATTGTCAATCTTCCACTGATCCCATTCATGGACGCTAAGCACAACGTCCTTCTGTTCACCAGTCTTTGTATTTACTACAGGGTATGTTGCCATCAGTTCCACTCCAATGCTTCAGCACAAATAGGAAATTGTTCAGCGAAGATTTCTTTACACTGAGCAGCAATGTCCATGTGTTCTTTCTGGGTTCCATGAGCACTGCGTAGATCTATATAGTGCATCCAAGAACGCACAGATCCTGACATGTAGATACGGGTGGGAGTTGCCAGAGGAAGAACAAAGCGAGCACACTCCTTAGCAATACCCATCTCTAGCATGTGCTTGTAGATGTCCATACCACTCTGGAAGTGTCTCTTGATACTGATCTCAAGTTCTTGTTGAACGAAAGGATCAACATCATCAATACTATTCTGGCGGTTCTTAGTATCCTGACGGCGAAGATCAAACAGAGGGATCTCATCTGCCAGCATAGAACTGTCAGCATACCGCTGAGAAAACTCTTGAAATGTGAACGAACGATGACGCAAAATTTGAGCTGCGATACCACGATTCGTTTCAATCTCAAGAGTCATGAATGCTTGCTCAAACACAGACCAGTGATTGTGCTTGATGCAATACTTCAGGAGACCAGCGACGTTAGGATTCTCCTGATTGTTCGGGTTCGAGACTCTCGCCACGTACCCCATCGTCTTCTCCGCTTCGGGAGTCACTTGCACTAGGCGTACTGACCCATGTTGTTGCTTCATTCTTAAATCCTTTACTCAATCGTTCACGTTTTGCTGCAAGATCTTTCTTGGCAGTATGAAGTGCTTTCTTCATGTACCAGATCTCTTCATCAGTATACAGCATCGGATTCTTTTCCGCAAGCTTGATTGCTTTCTTTGCTGCTTTGATTGTGTCCTTGTATCTCATTAAAGATTTACCTCCTGTAAGTATTGGAGGAATGCCTCTTCAGCACCCTCTGTAGTTTGATTGCCTTGGGATACCCAATCGTGGCAGAACTCGTACAGGTGCTTGGTAGTTTTCAATTTGAAATACTTTTTCAACTTGAGGAATACTTCTGCGCGAAGAACCATTCGTTCCTCACTGTATCTCCAGTCAGTCTGGGTATCCATCATCGTCTCCATCATTATAATTGAATCCAAATTGCGGACCACCTTGCTGCAATTGAATCTTGTAAGCATCGGTGTCAGAATAAACCTCACTCTCTAGCGCATCTACCAGAGACTTGAGGTTCTTGACGATGAGTTTTAGTCTCTCTTTATCCATGTATTTATTCTAACATGTGTCAGGATTATAGCATAAAAAAAGGAGGGGATCAACCCCTCCTGTTACTTGGTTCTACTTTTAGTAGTCCCTCGAAGTATTCGTGTAAGTGCATCCGATAGCAGGACCAGTATGTTACTCCTCTATATTTGAGTTGATAACAACTGGGTGGTCTGCTATCACTATCCATATCTTTTGAATGATATCGATAGTTCTCCATATCACTTGTTATAAGTGTGACCTCTGTAGCAGAAAGTACCATGTACTTCCTCAGCACCTTGCTGGCACTCATAGCGGACACCACGGTAAGAGGTGACAGCAATCTGAGCATCGTGAAGAGCTGCTTGCTTCTTGATCTGATTACGGATGAGATTTAGGGTGTTCATGAGTTTGTCTCCTGAAAGAGTAGGGTGATTAATCCCCGTTCCTTCAGTCGTTTGCGTCCTGTGCTTCAAAACATTGAGGGTCTGTATGTTCCATCCAA